CGCCGTTGCATAAGACAAATCAATGTGATTGAGGGTGTTGTTAAAACGCTTTTAATTATTTTTGATGTTAAGGAACAAAACGAACGGGTCTCGTTGAGAGACGCGGGGCGTAAGTTCTGTTAATTGTGCTGACTGGCGCGAACCTTTCGATTCATAGTTTAATTAATTAGATTGTGGATCCATACGGAAGGATCGTGCTACGCATTTTTATACAGGGCTAGAAGAGCCTCGCCTGTCGTTGTCATGTGTGTAAAAAATACATGAGAACAGTTGGTAAGTAGTGGTTAGTAAGTGGTCGTAGTGTGATAAGAGGATTCCCCAAATCACCCTAGTACATCAGAAGATTCTGGCGTCCCCCAGCAGCATGCTGGCGGTACCTTTGGTAAAAAGCCAAGGCACTCAGGACACCGTTCGAAACTTCTTTGAATCTGTACGAAGGGATTTGTGAGAAAGCATTTAGTACCGAGTATGTCTCCGTTTGGAGATTTGGGTTGTTGGTCTTTCCGCGAGCGGAATAGCCAATCAACTCCCAATGCTCAGTGTACTCAAATTCAAAAGTCTCACCTGGAACTCCGGTAAAGCAAATCGCCATGGGAATAATCCCGTTGGCAGTATTTGTTCTACCGTCAATCGCATAGTTGACTTCAGAGGTTCGGTTGGGTTGGAACGATGCCGTCACCCACTTCCGATCAACCGACTGAGAAACTCCGGCATCAAATGCCATGAGTTCCTCAATACTTCGGCTGAGGAGTGTGTGATGGTGTGGTTCACAGAGCGACACGGCGATACCAGAACGATTAAGTTCTGTACCAGTGTATCGAGCTCGTAACCCGGCAGTCACAAGACGTGACTCGAGACCTTCTCCGACGAAATCAGTAGGACTGTAAGGTGTGTTGGTACTCAAACCAATGACTGCTCCAGAATGAGCGACGTTCTGTATCTCCGTCCCCGAATAAGAGGAATGTGAATAATACAAGTCAGACTCAGTAGGATTGGGCCCGAGGGACCAAGCTGTTGGAGCGGTAGTGGCACAGAAGCCAAAACCGGAAGTTCCGATTGTCCCAGAACCCCTGATAAAGAATTTACTCTTTTGAGAGGGGATGTTGGGCCACAGGGCC